TTATTTGATGTATACCTTGCCATCGTAATAAGCAGCCATCCAACCGCTCGGTGCTTTCATCCAGATATCGTTTCCGACATTCCGGACTGCCTGGCACGTTACGACCGTTCCTGCATCCAGGCAGCCATCATTGTCCTTATCGTGTTTCTGGCCGTCAGCCGTCAACTGCGAATGTTTCTTTGCGCTGTAGTTTGTTCCTGGACCTGTACGAACTTTCAGTTCTACCTGCAAAGTGTACTCATGTCCAGCAGTGTAAGACGGAGTGTTCTTCTTTTCCGGAACACTGGCTGCTGTCTTTCCGTTGTAAGCAGAAACCAGCTTACTCTTAGATACCGGTCCGTACTTGCCGTCCTGCTCCAAACCGTAAAATGCCTGGAACGCAAGCAGAGCTTTCTCTGTGTCTCCGCCAAAAGAACCGTCTACTCCGGAACTTCCGCAGGAGAATCCGCAACCGATCAGCATTTTCTGCATTTCTTTTACTGCGTCCCCGGAATCGCCTTTCTGGAGATAATTTCTCACATTAACCGTTCCGGATGCAGATGCTGTCACTCCGGTGTAACGGTACACATGAATCCACGGCTTATTGTAATAGCTGCGGATGCAGATTTCTCTACCGGTCTGATCTCCAGACTTTCCTCCTGTGACCGTTCCTTTCTCGTTGATACTTGCGTGCACCAGTTTACCATTTCCGCAGTAGAATGCTGTGTGTCCATTTCCGAGCAGGACATCTCCACGGATCATTCCACTACCGGTTGCCAGATCCACGGATTTTACAACATCCTTGAATCCGATTTTTGGCAGAACCTCCGGCATGTTGCCTGTATAGGTTGCTCCGCTTGACTTTGCCGGGATTCCGGCCTCTTCCAAACATCTGATTACCAGCCCGGAACAATCGTAATTCGGTTTGCCCCAACGGTCTACCTGGTCGTAACCGTGTGAATCGTCCAGGGCGATTGCCTCTGCTCTTGCTACTGCATTTTCAATTTTGCTCACTTTGTTTTCCTCCTTCTTCTGATTCTGGTAAATCTTTAAATACTGCTCCCCGTAAGAAGCCCTTGTTTTCTTCACTGCCGAACCTACATTCGCCGGAGCCTCGAACTTGACTAAGAAGATATCGGACGCTTCCTGCACTGAGGTTGCGGTCTGCAATACCTTCCAGACACTCTTATAGCTCGTCTTCAATTCGCTCAGCATGTACTCTGTCTGCGTCTTCGCATCTCCGATGGACACTCCTCTGGACTTGACCAGATCGTAAAGGCCGGCTTTTCTTCCGGCAGATGTCCACTGACAGAACCCGTAACCGTACTGCCTGGAGTCTCCCAACGGATACAGGAATAACGCTCTCGTTATCTTTCCGGAGTCTACTGCTTCCGTGTAGGTATCGTCCGTATATTTGTACCCAAGTAATCTCTCACAAAGGTTTTCCAGATTACGTGGATTCATTTTGGATTCTGCGTAAATGTTCCCCATTGCCGCACACGCACCATATATCGTGCAACCGGCAGCCATTAAAGCGTCAAACAAAATATCTGTGTATGTATTCCGTTCTATTGCCATTTGTAAATTCTCCTTCATTCACAAAAAGGGCAGGGATTTCTCCCCACCCGGTCATAAGTATGTGTCCTCTTCTGGGTCCATCTCATCATCATCTTTCGGATGCAACTGCCCCATCTTGTCCATCAGCAAAAATGTCAACGGAACGAACACCGCAAACAAAATTACCAACGGCCAGAAGATTCCTGCCATCAGCAACAGCACTATCACAAGCGGATAATTCGGCTTGCTTGGCTCATAGTACATGCCATTGTCCTGGCAGTACAGCTCTTCGTCTTCATCTTCCATCCGGCACAATGTCCGAATGCCCCAGATGTAGACCGGCTGACACAGCAAAATCCCCAAAAGGTACACCAATAGGATTTTTAAGCCCATAGCTCCTCTCTCCCTTCTCCGATCAGTTCTGAGAGCCATTTACCTTTCCATCGTCCAAAAGGTCCTTAACTTCCTTGAACCACCAGTCAATAATTTTCAGCAGTACCTCTTCGGACATGATTACCTGCAACCACTTAGGCAGCAATCCTCTTGCCTGCTGTACTACCCATTTCAGTTTCTTTTCTCCCTGGCCGGACTCTTTGTAGATATGTTCAGCGTGCAGGAACAGCTTGTACACCTCTTTCCGGATGCCATCCAGTCCCTTCGCTTTCGCATACTGATATACGACCACTGCTGTCACAACGACCAGCACTGCGATCACCAGAATCAGAACCGGAATCGGCACCTGGCTTAAAAAATTCAATAATTCCATAGAATCAATCCTCCTGTTATACTTTGTAATCTCTTGATAGTTCCCTGTAGCGTTTTTAATTGTTTGAATGGGGAAATTATTGCCTAAACGCTATAAAGGCGAATATCGGGCAAATATAGCCTTCTATTTCATTCCCCTGTGATATGGTTCACTCCCTGCCTTGTCAGAAAATTCTCCAGATCATGTTTCTGCTCCAGCTCATAATTTAATGCAGCGTGCATATCTCCGTTGCACTTCGCATCCGGAATCCTCTGCACCGCCTTTGCTGTAGCTTCTGACAAACAAAGAGAACCGTCCAGAGCTTTCAGCATCATGTACTGGAGCTTTTCACGGTTCTCTTCTTTCTCATCCTGTTCTCTCTGCCTGCATGCCCGTTCGTTCTTTTCGACTTCCGCCCGTTCTTGAATTCGCTTCTCCAACAACCAGAAACAAAATGCCACGATTGCGGACGGGATACCGGCAGCTATCAATAATTCCATTGGTATCTCCTCCCTGTTATTTCGGATTTTCAGAACTAATCTGCTTCCGTGGCTGTGCTCGGATCTGCATAGGCTGTACCTCCTTCGCTCTTGAATGTTATCTCATCATCGTCACAGTCAACGTACTTCCGGCACGCATACTCAACGATGCCAAGATCTGCCTCTATTTCTTCCAGGCTCTTTGTCGGCGTTCCTTTGACCAGGAAAATCAGATCATAAATTGCCGACCAGAGCTTTGAGATAATCTGTAACTTTGTCATTTTCTTTTTCTTCTCTCTTCCTTCTTCCGGAATAGGTGGTAATGTGGTTTCTCTTCTCTGAAAAATACCCACCGGATATAATCATCCAGGAAAATTCCTAATGCCGACAGGAAGAACCATAACGCTGTAAACTGAGGGCATATCTGACCAAGAATGTTTCCCGGCATGTTGCTGTAGTCCCACATATGCAGACCGAGCCACACATTCAAAATCAGTCCGAACAGAAATTCTATTGCTGTGATTCCTGCCGCCGCAATCAACTGTTGCAGGATCAGAGGCATACACCGGTTCTTCTCATTGATTGCACCGCAGAGGACGAAGCATAAGCCTCCGCAGATCATCATTGCCGGGAACGAATAGCCACGGAAGATTATCTCCAGCAAATAATAAATGCTCCCTCCAAGTAGAAAGAGCAACGGATATTTTATGATTCTCATGCGATACCTCCGGATGCCAAAATCTTCATGTAATCTTTCAGAACCTCGTTCTGGAACTCTTCCGGGATCTCAGCTCCCCACTGGATCTGTTCCAGATCACTTGTTTTCTCTGCTGACTTAATCCACATGTTGATCGCATTGCAGTAGGTTGTGTTATAGGATACGAAAAACATTGCCCGGTCAACAATGTTCTGCATATCTGCCGCAGAGAAATACTTACAAGGCTGTCCGTCCTCGTGGTATTCCAGTTTTTCTTCTCCTGCCAGTAACTGCATTTTCTTACCAAACAAATTGATCTGGTCTTTCTCGGTCAGGCTGAAATGTTCCACTCCGGATGAGGTCGGCACATCCACTCCGGCATAAATCGTCCGTTCGCAAGTCTTTGCGATTTCCTGGTATTTTGCTTTTCTCGCATCTTCCAGGCTCAGATCTTCTACACTGGCAGGATCGGGTACTTCCTCCGCTTTCTGGAACCAGTAATCAAAATCGGCTTCGATCTCTTCCTCTGTTACTTCGCCGTTGTAGTGGAACTGCACTTCATCACACTCCCACACCTTATATTTACTTTTCTTTCCATCCTGGATTTCTTCTCTCTCTACCAACTCGATGTTTTTTCGCAGGATAACATCCGTGCCGGAAAACACCGGGTAGATCTCAATCTTCGATGGCTGCGATAAGTAAGATTCTCTTCTCATTTTCTACTTCCTTTCCGTGCTTACTTGCACTATATGAACACATTTTAAACAATGCATCAAAGCAATATTTAATCCGGAATTTCAAGCTATTGCTGTGGTCTATCCAGCCTTTGTAGGCAGCGACCTTGCAAGCCCTCCACCACGGGACAAATCCTCTTTCTACAAAATCCCTCCAGGCACGTAGCACCTGCCTCCGGATTCTCCGGAATACTCTGCCACGGATGATCGTGTATTTTCTCCGGACTACATAACCCATCATGTCAACTCCTGGAGTTCTTTTCTTACTGCCTTTCTTTCTCTCTTCGTGGTTCTCCTTCTCTTCATCGAACGATGCCACTTGATAGAACTGCCAGATATCCTTGATTTTCAGTCCAAACTTATCGTGTGCCCAGACTGTTGCTTTCTTCATGGCTTTTCTCAGCTTCGAGATATCGCCATAGATTGTAAAATCATCTGCATAACATACAACCGCATAGACAAGCCTGTTCCGCTTTCCTCTGCGTATCTGTGCCTGCTGATAGATGTATCTCAGAACATAGCTCATAACGTAATTAAACAGCCATGCCGGAAGATATCCGCCAATACACAAATGGTTCCCAGGATAATTGCTCATAAGAGCACCCAGGAACCATAGCAGCACTTTATTTTTGCCGATGTCTCTTCTCAACATCTCCATCACGATATCCACCGTTACCGATGGATAGGCTTTCGTTACATCTCCTTTGATTGCTACAACCTTGCCGTGGAATTTCTTTCTCAGAAGTCTTTCAATCTTCCTCTTTCCAGCAACTCCGCCTTTCTTCGGGATGCTCCCATACTGGATCGGCAGAATCTTTGCCCTGAAAAGAGGTTTCAAAGCAAAGACAGCGATATACTCAAACACCTGCTGTTCCGGAGATTCCTGGCAGATGTCTCTTAGTTTCTGCGTCAGCCCATCCACCCTTTGAAATTGGCGAATCGGCTTTAATTGCAGATCACGGTCAACGATACGCTGTGTCAGCATCTTCGCAACTTCGCTCTCAGCCTCCAGGGTTCTCTTGAAATCCTGGTTCAGCCGGTCTTCTGCAATCTGACGCTTCGTGATCTTTCCGGTCTTGCATAGCAGACGTTGGAAATCGTTTCTTCCACGCTTATTCCGGAAACATTCTATTACGGCAACCTCGTTGAATTTCCAGTCCTCAACATTCACGGTTGCCGGTTTGCAATAGGTTTTCATCAAACCTCCTTAATCTTCATCTGGTTACTTCCGTGACTTTCCCCGTAGGTACTAGCCTCGTTGGTTTCAAGTTATTTTCGCACATAAGCGAGGATTATACGGTGCAATGATTTTTAAATACTCTTTTCAAAATTGTACCAGTTGCTCCGAGAGAGCCGTTCCAGTTAGCGTTAGACACCCCATTGTTCGAGTTACGGCAAGGAACACCGCCATTGCCGCCGTTGTTCAAGTTGCCGAAGCACCAAGCCGCACGAACACCAGACGCCGCCGGATTACGATAGAAGCCAGCTCCCAGACACCGCATAACCCTAAAAATTATTTTATTTGCAAATAAGGCAATAAAGGGGCTTACTGCCCCTCTGCTTCGCATTCACCCCGTTTTTAACCCTCAAGACCAGGTGCTCCGAGAGAGCCGCTCCAGTGAGCGCTAGACACCCCAATGTCCGAGAGACGGCAAGGAACACCGCCAGGGCCGCCGTGGTTCAAGGAGCCGAAGCACCAAGCCGCACGAACACCAGACGCCGCCGGATAACGATAGAAGCCAGCTCCCACTCCAACGCCGCTACCGCTTGCCGTTGTAGCCTCTGGCCAAAGAACATCATCATCAATAATGTTGTCCGTGATGTACGTCCATGCTCCTCCCGTTCCTGCCGGGTAGACAAGGTGTGCTCCCTTAATCTGATCGTAATTCTCATTGACGGAAGAACCAACTTTCGACTGGTCATAGCACTTGAAGCAGTCAAAATTGTAATTTCCGTCTGCATCCGTGCTCCACTGCCACAGCTCATCCGAAACAATCAAGTATGATCCATTCATGAACTCAACACCCTGAATCATTCCAGGTTCTTTTCCGGATGTTGGGCTGTATCGGCTACCATCTCTACCCAGTACGTTATCATTCCATCCGGAGTAGTACGGAGCTGTAGACAGCATTGTGGTTCCGGCTACTGTATCAAAGGTCTTTCCTCCATTGTCCACATATACTGCGGAATAGTCTGTACCTTCAATGTTCACAGTCTCAATCGCTGTGATTAACTTCGCATCAAAAATGGAGTATGCACTGGCAGCGTTTCTATCGGTCGATGCATTGGTTCCCAGCATGACCGCAGAACCCACGAACAGGTTTGCCGCCTGTGCTGTGGTCAGAATTACTCGCTCCACTCCGGTCTCAGCCACGGCTACCGTGTACTGGAAACTGTAGCTTGAGCATCCTTCAATCTTTCCGGAATTTCCCTTGCGTCCATATTTCAGACGCATCATAGCATCCAGGAACTTCAGAAGTGATCCGGATGCTCCGGAATACTGCGTTCCTCTGGCTCTCCATCTGGTTACTCCGGTTGAATGTGAGGTACGGTTGACCGGTGCCAGTCCAGTTCCGCAAGTGATCGCTCCGTCTGCGTCCAGACCGGCGTAATATTTCGGATGTGCCATGTACTCATGCACTTTTCCGGTTCGGTCTGTACCTTCTTTCCAACGTTTGTAGCCTGGAGCCGGTGTACATCTGGTTTTCAGATATTTGTAATCCTTGTCCTGCCATTCACGCTTGTAGGTGTTCTTCTGGATCATCCAACACAGATGTTCTCCGCCTCTGACCTTTGCTGTATCGTCAATGTGTTCCACATAGAAAATCTCATGGGAACCATCTGCTTTTTTCTCTGCCGCTACTTCCAAACACCAGAACTGTGGAAGGTGTGCAAACGGATCATTACCGGCTGTAGATTCTGTGGACGGTGTACATGTCAGTCCTGTGGAATCATCCGTTAAGGTTCCGATCATGGACGTACTCTTATCGTATCTTGGTGTCGTTACGCCGTGAACTCTGGAATCAACCAGAACATTTCCGAACCATCTCTCCAGCATCTCCGCTTTCGTGAAAAGCTCCGGATTATATTGAATCTTCCACCATTCAGTAAAAAGGGCATCTACCTCCGCTTTGGAAGTAGCTGCCGCAACTTTCTCTTTATATTTCAGATCCATTTCTCCAGCAATCTGATCTCTGTGAACTTTGACCAGTAACTGCATGGTCGTGTCTCTGGGGATATTGATTGTCTCACTCATTTTCTGCCTCCTATGCACTTAAAATGATTGCGTCAAGTCCCTTGTCATCCGGGTTAATCTGGAACGCAATCGTGTTGACCTGGTTAATAAGTATCTCTGTAGCCTCTTTCGCCTTAGCAATGGCATCCGCAGTATTCACCTGCCTGTCCTTCTCGTTCTGAATCCGGACATTTTCACTGTCGGTTCTTGTCTGCTCCGCAGATGCTCTGTCTGATTCAGCCTGGGATCTCGCCTGCTCAGCCTGGACTCTGGCAGTTTCAGCCTGTGACCTGGACTGTTCTGCTTTATTCGCATTATCAGTAGCCAGGTTGGCGTTCTTAGCCGCCTGGATTGCCGCAGAAGTCGCACCATCCGCATTCCCGGCTGCTGTAGATGCCAGACCAGCCGCCTGCTTTGCATCCTGCGTCGCCTGGTTCGCTGCCGTTACAGACTGCTGGATCGCTGAGTCAATCTGTTTTGCAGAATCAACGACTTTCTGTAAAGCTGCCTGCTGTGTTTTGCTGGCCTCTGTAGCTTTCTCGGTTGCAGTCTGCTGTGTCTTTCCGGCTGCGGTAGCTTTCTCGGTTGCAGTCTGCTGTGTCTTTCCGGCTGCGGTGGCTTTCTCGGTTGCATCCTGCTGAGCTTTGCCATTGGCGATTGCCGTAGTCAGTTTCTGCAATGCAGCTTTGACTTCCTCAGACTTCGTGTTGATAGATTCTACCTGCTTCTGCATGGTAGCCGCCGACTGATTGACTGACTCTTTGATACTGTTGTAGCTTTCATTTTCCTCGTGAATCTTCTGCATACAGGAGATAAAAGCTCCTCGCACCTCTTCTCCATAGACCGCATTTCTAAGCTGATCTATTTCCTGGGAAATATCTGCCATTTACTCCACCTCCTCGATAACAGGCTCCTCTCCGGCAACATTCTCTTCCGATGCACCCGGGACTTCTTCCGGATTTTCAAAAAGCGTAATCAGCTCTTCTTTTTCTTTCTCGAAAGTCTCCTGTTTCTCTTTCGCCTCGGTTTCATAATATTCTTTCAATTCCTCTTCATATCTGGCTGTATCGTCCGCAAGTTCGTTTGCAGCATTTGATCTGATTTCAGCAAGCACTCCGCTCAGAATCCCCTCTGCCATAAAAATAGGCAACCCGTAAGCTGCCATCGTGTTTCCAACCTGCCTTGTGATTGCCTGTTTCGCATCAGCATAAATAACACTAAGCGGTCTGCCCGGCTTTTTCTTCTCTTCCATCTTCCTTTACCTCCTGCTCTCTTTTAATGGTTCCTACAGCTACACTGTTTTTCGCTACCTTTTCCGGTGCGTCTCCTCTCGGAAAAATAATTTCCATCTTCTTGCCTCCTTCTTAGTTCCAGTAACCTACTATGATTCCGTTGTAAACTCTGAGATGTGAATACGTCCAACTGTTACCGTTGTTCGTGATCTCACATACAATCGGTATTGCTCCGCTAAATGCGGTATATCCTCCAGCAGAAATCGAACCTATCTTGAAGTTCTTCAGCGTGTACCAGTTTCCAATCAGATTGCAACCCATATTCACGCCATACTCATCGTAGATAGAGTTCGCACGGCTGAAACATAACATTGTCGTGTATGAGCTGGCCGATGCGCTGGCTTTCTGAGCGAACGCCATGTACTTTCCCTGTGGTTCCAAGTCGAACACCAGCCCCTTATGAGAATTGTTCTGAGCCCACTGGTTTGTGCCAATACATCCGACATAATAACCATCCCGATAGAAATGGTTTCCGCTTTCATCGAATACCGCTCGTTTCTTTGACGAAGACACGCCATAATCATAAATGGCTATCTCTCCTGCACTGATCTGCACATACTTACTGCTGTTGTTGAATGCCGTAATTACTCTGTCATAATACTGAGTAACATATGAACCAAAATCTCCCTTGCTTACCTTGCTGGTAATATTATCGGCATTGACTTTGATAGATGCCTTCAGATCTTCCTCGCCTTTTGTTGCTCTCTTGACCTCTGCCTCGATGGAGTCTTTCAATACACTCAACTGGCTTTCTGAGTATGCGGATATATAACCAAGGATTTCAACATCCGTGATATATACAGTCGTATCCGCCACATAGTTATAAAAGTATGTGTAAAAATACGATGGCGTAGCTTCGGCTGTAAATTCAAACTGTTTCCATCCGCTTCCAAGTTCTCCGGCAGCCGTAAGAAATGCTTTTCCGTCAATCGTGACTCGTATCCGTGCTTTTCCGGAATCTTCCGTATCGCAAGCTGCTTTGAACCTTACAGTAACTTTTCCTTTTTTCGCCCACGGTTTCTGATACCATGATAGGCTATAAGTTGAAGCATTATTCTCTATCTTCGCACAGCTTTTTCCAGAAAAGGTAGTCTGTGTTATTTGCGCAGCACTACTTCTATTCCATCCGGTAAACTTATCGGTGTTATCCGAAAAATTCCCATTGTTGCAATAATTGTGCAGTGAGTTTTCGTATACTTCGGACACGGTTGCAGATACTTTCCCGACTTCGACATCCAGTCTTGCATCGATATCGTCCAACAGCTCCTGCATATCCCTCAAACACCGGATATCCGTTACATACAATACGCTTCCGGAATATCCGTATACCGTCACGGCTACAGACTTTGCAGCTTTCGTGATCTTGACCTCTTTGCTGTAGGCGTGGTATTCATCTGCGGTATATCCACTGAGATAAGCCGTGGACTTATTTTCGGAAAATCCGTACTGGATATAAGACGGTCGGTACTTTGAACCTTCCGGATACGCCGCTTCAACAGCGATCTTATAATTGCCAGCCTCCAGGCTTCCCAGACTCTGTGTCAGCGTTACTGCTCCGGTTCCGGAAAAGGTCAGCTTAAAGGCGTTCATGTTCAGAAACTCCGACTTCTCCACCTTGCAAATGCTGGTTGCTCCGGATATTGAGAATCTGGCCAGATCCAATGTTTCCTGTTCTCCACCGGTTATATAATTCTTTCTGGTAACTCTTTCCTTAACACTTCGCACAGACAGTTCAATGCGGTTCTCCATGTTGGAAATAGAATTTTCTATTTCTTCCCTTGCCACTCTTACTGTATTGTCTGCGTGCTCATTAGCTGCTGTTTCACTTTCGGATATCTTCGTCTCCACGGATGTCCGATACCCGGCATCCAGGGATTCTGTCTTCACAGAATTTGCCAGCAGCATCTTACCGTTAATCTTTCCATCCATCGTCAGAGCCACACCGTCTATAGGTCCGTCATATCCCTGGCTGTAATGAGCAAAACCGCCAAGTCCCCATCTCCACAGGTTCTTGGCTTTGTTTTTATAATCCTTATCATCGGCAACAATGAACTCATTCGGAACATGCACTGCATATCCACTGGCTACCTGTTTGTTTATGAGGTCTTGTGCGCTTCTGAGAGCCTCCTGCAAGATTTCTGACTTGCTCGGCAAGGATTTTATCGTCTCTTCGATTTCAGCCGTATTCTGGCGGTTTGACGATGTGTACGACTTGACGCTTGTTTCATCGCCCAGCGTAACCGTATTATTCTTGAAGCTGGTAATGTATACCTTCTTCTTCGTCAACGGGAATTCCTTATCCAGACCGTTCGGTGTCGATACACACTGAATCTTGTTTCCAACCTCAAATTGCTGGAAGGAATCATCCGTGAGGTTCAGATCTATTGCTTTCACTTCCAAGACCATCTTCTCGAACTGAGCAGATTTCAGATATTCCTCTCCCTTTTTCTTGAGGTTTTCCGGAAGAGTCACATCGTCCCAGGTTACGGTCTTGTATATCTTTCCGTACTCCTTCACGGCGTTATCATCCGTGACATAATCAACGCCACCATTTACGCTCGCAATCGTTATCCTCTGTTCAGAGATAGCCTCAAGCGCCGGGTCCTGGTCTTCTTCATCCAGCTTCGCTCCCAACGGGATCACGCAGGTAACCAAATCAGAGGCATCCATATTCTTTGAAAAGTCCAGCAGATTCTTGCCGAACCGGATGCCTTGTGTATTTCTTGTGTAATAATCTTCATCCGACAGGTAATCCAAGATTCTCAGCCCGTCTTCATGCCGGATAACCAGATGTCCTCCAAGTCTGCTCGTCAGCTTATCCTTAAATGCCGTTCTGGTATCTTCGTAATTGGAATACCGGTACAGTGAATCATTAGAATCCTTTACCGTTACCCTGCCGACAACGAACTGCTTTCTCTCCTCTACCTGTGCATTATGAATATCTATCAAATCCTGCACATACGACTTGACCGAGATGTTGTGATAAACCTTTGGTCTCTGGATGCTGTCACACAAAAAGGCAAGCTCTCCTTCGACGAAGACTTTCTTTGTTCCAGAAAAATCTTCATCGTCATAGAGAACTCGCCCGTAAAACTCCGGCTCATCATCCCGGTAAATCACAATGTCTGTTGTCAGCTTCTTAACCTTGCCATAGTACGGGTGTGTCGGAAACACCTTGAAGGTTGCCGAGCCATTGACGTTGTCCCCAACCTCAAAATACGGATTTCCACCAACGGTCAGTGCTTTTACCCTGGCATCGTGAATTGTGTACTCCTTGCCGTCCACATAGGCTTTAATCGTATACATCTACAACATCCCTCCTCTGTGAATCAGCGTAACCTTGCCTGTCCCCTGGAAGTAAAGGTCATTCGCTCCCTTGTACAGAACAATGTCATACATGATATTCTCGCCGGTATATATCGTATAGGTCGAATTGCGATACCTTACCTTCATTTCTGCATTGGAAACAATTCTAAGTGTTTCGTTATGCACCCAACCGTCCAGTGTAACCTTCTGCCATCCAGAGCCGGAGCTGATCGTGATGTCTGAGGTGTTCCGGATAACGCCATTGATGAAACTGAACGTATCCCACTTCCAAGGCTCATCCGATGAATCCACGCTGATTTTATACGGCTCGCATTTGCAGCTTATAACAATCTCCGCTGTTACGTCATTATTCTTCTCTGTCTCAATCTCACACCTGCCGGTATAATAATAGCCCTTGTCGGTATCCAGGATGATTCTCTTTGAGATTCCCTGCAAGTCAGAAGCGATCTGGCTTAACAGACCGCTCCATCTTTCATAACTACAGTTTCTTGCCCCGAATGTGAATTTCAAGGTCCGCATCTCATATTTTACACCGCCGTTCTGGGCTTCTGAGAGGTCCAGGTCCCCGTTCATGCCGGGGACACTCACATACTCTGTCTTTGCTTTCGGTATGCCGATAACAATCTTCTTGAGTCTTAAGCCCCAGTCCCGGAACGAATGCGTTTCATCAAACGTAATGCCTACTCCCGACATGATTAACCTCCTCTCTTCTTGTGTGTATCAATTCTCGCCATGTTTTCATCGACAATCGGTGTTGTTGTATCTCCAACTTCCCTGCCGTCCAAATCTACATGAACGTGTGTCTCTCCGGTAATCTCTACCGTTGTGTCTCCACTCTCGAAGACACCCTGCTTCTCTTTCTCAACTTTGTATGTTGTGCTGACCTTCTTATCAACAGCAATCTTTCCTGTTTCCACATTAACCGCCGTCTGCATCCGCTTTCCAAGACTGGCCATCTCATCATCCATCTGCTTATACAGGTCTGGCATCTCGGCTTCAATACCTACGCCGATACCAGGTGGAATCCACTTACCAATCTCATCTGCAAAGACTTTGGACGGGGAGTGAATACCTAATGCTCCCTTAACACCGTCTACGATGCCGGAGAAGAAACTCTGCACCTGGCGTCTGAACCAACCGGCCGCATTACAGATTCCGTTCCATACACCCATCACGATGTTGTAGCCTACATTCGCCATCTGGGACGGCAAGTTCGCTACGCCATTTATGACGGCACTGCACAAATCAGATGCTGCCTGTCTTCCCTTCGCTACCATATCGGAACCCCACTGGATTACCTTCTGTAGCGTATTACTTAACCAGGTCCAGATTTTTCCTGGCAACTGGGAGAAGAAATTGACGATTGCATCTATCGTGTTAGAAGCTATCTCCTTCGCTTTCTGTAGGGTGTTGGAACCCCACGTTACCAGCTTATTAAAGGCATCAGTCAGCCAGTTCCAAATCTTGCCCGGCAATTCGGAGAAGAACTTCACAATGTTGTCTATACAGTTGCTTGCTATCTCTCCGGCTTTCTGGAGCATCTGACTTCCCCATTCAACCAGTTTGTTGTAGGTGTTTACCAGCCAGTTCCAGATTTTCCCCGGCAATTCAGAGAAAAACTTAATGATGCTATCTATCATCTGAGGAACATTCGTTGTGATCCAGTTAATCACATTTGCTCCCCATTCAATCAGCGTACCAATTACAAAGCCTATCGCATAACCGATTTTGTATGGCAGGTCCGTAAAGAACTGCACAATCGAATCAATAATCTGCGATACTACCTCAGATGCCGTTTCCAGCATCGAAGCTCCCCACTCGACAAAACTTTCTGCCAGTGAGTTAATGGCATCTATGATTTTCCCAGGCAGTTCTGAAAACCACTCAACCGCAGAGTCGATGAACTCGCCTATGCTATCCAGGACACCAGAAAACCATTCCGAAATAGCCGAACCAAGTTCACTCAGCTTCTCCGGGATGCTCTTGAAAAATTCTACAATCTGGTCCCAATGTTCCTTGATGAGAACAACCGCCGTTGCTACCGCAGCTACAATTCCAGCTACCGCCGCCGCAACCAGTGCAGGTGCCCCAAGGATAACAGCCCCGACAGACGCCAGTGCAATACCGACTACCATCAGAACCTCTTTTATGGCGCTGAAACCATTTACAAACATATCTACGAAATTGGTAACTGCAAGAATCGCTCCTGCAATGATAGAACCAATTCCGGCTATTGATGAACCGAACTCTGCAAAGAATCCGATTACCTTCTGAACTGCTCCTCCGATAGAGGAGAAAATACCTGCGACCTTCGGGAACTCCAGTTCCAGAACTTCCATCAGTGTTCCGGCTCCGCCCTTCCAGAGTGCGAATCCTTCTACAACTTTTCCGATTACTTCAACCAGTCCGGAAACTCCGCCTTTCAGTGTGCCAAGCACCTTGAACAGAGATTTTACAGAGGACAGAACAGAACTTGCAACGCTCAGAGCTGCTATGGACGCCGCAATCACGCCGATTGCATATCCGACAGCCTCCAGCACATTCGGGTCTGCTCCATCAATCACACTGAACAGGTCAGAAACCACATCTACAATTCCCTGGATAATCGTACTTGCCGTATCGATGAATCCATTAAGGAACCCTTCTATCAGTGCAGATACGCCCGGAAATTCTTCACTCAGCCCCTCGCAGAATCCGGCTACGAAATCTTTTGCAGCCTGGATGATAAGCGGCAGATTTTCTTGTACCGCCTCGCCAATTTTACTCAGCATTTCACCGAAAGAACGGCCTATCTCCTCGGAATGGTCGCTTAATGCCTGCAGAAATTCCGTAAACAAATAAATACCGGCGGACCACATATCCCCGGCAACATTCAGAATCGCTTTTACAAGCTCAGCAACTACAGTTGCTCCGACCTCTGCAAATTCTTCCTGGTGGTCCATGATGGCATTTATGAACGTACCTACCAGGTCCTCTGCAACCCCTATCAATGTAGGTGCTGCCTCCATAGCCATCTGTGCCAGCTCAGCGAGTGAATTTCCAAACGACTCAATCAGACCGTCAAATCCTTTTTCCGCCATGGCTTCATTCATATCCTCTACCATGCCGGTAATGACTTTGACCGTTTCTTTCATTGGTTCCTGTACCTCTTCGTACAGGGCAATACCTACAGATTCCAATGCACTCTTGCAGAGTGTGATTGCTCCCTGTAGGTTATTATTCATGGTGTCCGCCATTTCCTTGGCCGCACCATCCGCATCGTAAATAGAATCCGTCAACTTCTGGTAGTCTTCATCGGACGCATTCACGATAGCCAGCAATCCACTCATAGCCTCCTGGCCGCCGAGTGATGCTGCTAACTGCGCTTTCTGTGCTTCTGTCAGGCCTGCAAATCCAGAACGCAGGTCATTCATGATCTCTTTCAGAGACTTCATGGAACCATCACTGTTCGTCAGTGAGATTCCTAACTGGTCCATAGCCGCTTGTACTTCTTTGGTCGGCTTCGCCATTCTTGTAAAGATACTTCGCAGAGAAGTACCTGCCTGGCTCGCCTTAATTCCGGAGTTCGCCATCAGACCGATTGCCGTAGCACAGTCTTCAACGCTGAATCCTAAGGCTCCGGCTACGGGGGCAACGTACTTGAACGTCTCGCCCATCATTCCTACGTTGGTATTGGAATTGGATGCTGCCTTTGCCAGCACATCTGCAAAATGTGTAGCATTGGAAACTTCCTTCGAGTACCCGTTTTTGATGATGGTTGTTGTTCCGTCTGCCGCCAGTCCGAAGGCAGTCATCGCATCGGTAACAATGTCACTCGTCGATGCAAGATCTTCCCCAGACGCTGCCGCCAGGTTCATAATACCTTCAATACTGTTCAGCATATCTCCGGTTTTCCAGCCGGCCATCGCCATGTACTGGAAAGCCTCGGCACTTTCTGTGGCACTAAACTTCGTCTTGGCACCCATTTCCTTTGCCTTATCAGCAAGCTGTTGAATCTCCGTAGCCGAAGCACCGGAAATGGACTGGACTTTGCTCATTCCTGCCTCAAAGTCAGAACCGACCTTGATTGCAGCCGTACCAATACCGGCTACCGCTGTTGCGGCACCGGCCAGAATAGTAGTGGTAGCCTTAATCGCTCCGCTCGCCATTCCAGATAATTTGCTTAGTCCGCTCTGGAAACCGGAACTATCTATGCTGGTGTCAAATTTCAGCGTACCATCATAGCCCATGTTCTCACCTCAATTCTTCGGCTCAATCATCGGCTCATAATGGCACTACTTGATTTGTTTTCCGTCTTTGATTTTCAATTCAAAACGGGCATGACAATTTCTCCCTTTGCAGGAGACCATCACGCCCGAACACTCCGCCGTCTCTTCAAAAAACAACGGCATTTTATATTTACACTCCGGGCATTCCACCCGTATCATTTTCTTCTTTACATCTTCAATAGCCAGTCACCTCCTACAGCAGTCCCGTAAGGTCGCCGCCGTTCATAAGGGCTTCTGCTATTGCATCTACCTTCTCTTCCTCATCAGCAGGCAACGGTAAAGCATACAGTTCTTTCTTCCTGCGGTAGAAGTCTCTCTGCTCCTTCGTCATGGTCGCATCAATGTCTACGCTTCGATACTCCATAATCTTACTAAACTCCAAGTCAGATGACAGCGTTCTCAGCAAAGCCTTGAATTTCCACCAGTGCAGGTATTCAATGTCCTGTAGGTCTATGTGATACTGCGTCAGAAACGCCGAATAGATATAATCATCGTCATGCTCAAAAGAATAAATCCTTTGCACTTCTGCCGCCCCTTCTACTTCTCCGGCTCTCTTCTCACGCCATCGTTTACCACCGGCATAGAACCACAACAACCCATCCACCGCAGCATCCAGATTCTCCGGAATCTCCGGATATACCAGTTCCAGACCTTGCCTTGCTTTCTCAGCGTCCGAAAGCTCCGGGTCCTGCATCATCATTTCAAACAGAATGAAGGTACGGAAGTTTGTTTCTATCGCATACTCCGTACCTTCAATCTCTACTGTTTCCGGAAGATAGTCTACAAGCATGTTGTGGTTCATGAATTATCACGCCCACTCGCATTACCGATTGGCGTTACTACTGCTCCGTTCTTGCCATGCTTATTTTTCTTACCTTCCTGGCGTCTCTGTGCCCGGTTCATGTTATACTTGTTGGTAATCGCATTTACCTGGCCTTTCATCTTACCAGCCTCAGAAGAAACAATTCCGAAAGCATCCATGCAGATTGCCAGGTTGTTTTTACCCTTGAACAGCTTTTCAGCCGTTCCGCCTCCAAATACCTCATCGAAGAAATCCTTCACGATTCCGCACATCTCCCGGATGCCGTCCGCATTCGACAGCTCCGTATGCTTCTTGGTTTCCTCGGCTCTTTTCACAACCTTATCCATGGATTTCTCATAGACCTCCATAGTATCTGCATCGAACAGATCTAACTCTAATTCCTGTCCACAAATTTTTAACATGCTCATATTACTTTACCTCCAAATTCTAAGCCGCAGCTTCTTCAAATGTCTTTGATTCTGTGTTGAAATATCCGTCAAGCGGATCGCCTACTGCATTGAGATTTCCACTCATGCTCTGCTTCTTTTCTCCAGATACGCCGCTCACTTCGGCAGATACCAGGAACTTTCTAGCCGCAAATGTGTTTGCAACCGGTTCAGAAGCGTTCTGCTTCTGGTCCCATAACTCTACTCTGCAATACTCAAATTCTGCATCGCTGCCGGTTAAATGGTTTCTTCCTACATGGTACAGTGCGTTGACCGCATCCTGGCTCTTGATGAGTCTTGCTTCAAACGGAAATACCGATGTGTAGGATACAACAGAGGAAGAGGAAGACGGCTCGCACACGTACTTCTCAGATTCGCTCTCTGCTCCGAAGGTTTCATCCAGTGTTGTGAAACCAACGCCCATCAGTACCCAGTTCGCCTTTTCGGATGTTCCGATATTTAGATAATCCGCAAACTGGTGTCTCTGTACCACTTCTCTTGCGCCACTTACATTACCTGCCATTTTTACTTGCCTCCTTAAAATACAATAATCGCAAGGAAATCTGATACCTTGCGTTTTTCATAGCTCCGTCAAAGATATATCCAGGGGAAAGAACCTCTATCTCCTCTGCACACATTCCTTCCGGAAGTTCCGGGAGGTTGCCTGCCATGCTGCTCTCCTCTACCCAGTTCGCAAATTCTTCATAAAACGTGCTGTTCTCGATGTTCTGTACCCGGTCCATGCTGTAAAACTCCCTGGAACCGAACTGGAACTGATACTGCCGTTCCGAACTGCCATCTACATATCTTTGGATTACCGGGTCGAATATCCCGGTCTCTATGGTGTACTCTACCGGGTCTGGCCCAAGGGCATCTACCCGGAATACACCGTCTTTCAAAAGAGGGCATTTCAGAAAATACTCTGTTATACCCTCCAGTACACTATTTACTGCCATATAACCTCCTAAATCTTATCTGCGCCTCGCAGAATGTCTTCTTTTTCAGCCACCTTCATTCGTTCAAACCAATGTGCTCCTCGGTTCGCATCATACGGTCTGGTGTCTGCGGTTTGGTAATACTGTATGGCAGCATACGGGGCAATGTAATCTACCTCTCCACTGCCTACATCCGTTCCCAGTTTGCCGGATTTCTCCAGCATACCTGTTTTGAACGGGACTCTCGGACTGCACCTTCTCAGCACCTCTGAATCTACAAACATCTGCTTTCTGCTAAACTGAGCATTCCTTTTTGCTACAAAATCCGGGCTCCAGGTCAGCTCCGCTTTCCCGTTCCCGGAATTGATGATTGAGCCTTTCGGAGTTGTGATCTTTTTCAGTGCCATCACGCACCCCCTATTCTCCAGTGCTTTGTCCTGTCGGTTCCTCTGATTGTATTGTCGGCATATTCTGTGACAGTCACAAAATCTTCATCGTGCTGTCTCAGCTTTGCCAGCTCCTCAATCGTATCTTTCAGAATGATACCCTGGCGGAAACTGAATGTGTCGAACAGCCACTGTCCGGCCACCACATACTGTCCTCGCACAATATAAGCTCCCTTCTGGATAGTCCAGTACCTCTCTGCCTCTTCATCTGACAGCTTCTTGTATTTCTCTTCGCTTATATACTGCTTTCCGGCTTCTACTGTCGCTGTGGCCGGGATTCGGATTACGCATTTTGCCTTATCCTTACGGTCTGTGTCCAATACAGTCTCTCCCTTTGTTCCGTACCACGAAACACCCAAGATTCTTGTCGCACAGAGCTTTTCCCGGCGGTCTGCTCCAATTCTCAGATTAAAGATAGTCACATCACTGTTTGTCATCATACTCTTTCACCCACCCTCTGTTCAGCAGTCCGGTGTTCGCCAGGTATGACCTCACAGCCCTGTACATCTCGTTATGCAACGCCGTATCATTCATGGCATCCGCATAGCTGATGGAATATCCATCGTTGGATTCCGACTTCACAACAGCTTCTCTCTTTTCGTTCTGCACCGCCACCGTATCGGCTACACAGCAGATTGCATCCTTGATTGAGTCTATAATCGAACTCAGTCTTGCAATCCGGCCAAACGTAACCTGATTCACGAATGCTTCTGAAATACTCTCGGCTCTCTTGAAATCATTCTCCGTTTTTATCTGCGTGCCACCGTAATCATTCTTGTAGTATGCGAAATCCACATACGGTCTTCTTACGTCCTCCTGGACCATCGAAACACCCCTTTCTGATAAAATGGTAGGCTGCAAAGAAAAATCAGCTATTCGCCGGATTTACGTCCTCCTGCGTAGCTGATTCTTTTTTACCGGTCTTCTTTTCTTTCGGAGAAGCTGTGCCCGTTCCGACTTCCGGCTCCAGGCTTTCAAGCGAATAGCCCATGCTTTTGTAATATGCCGCCTTTCTTTCGGGAATCCGGCAGGAACTCCCGTCTTTCGTTGCTAAATACATAAGCTACCTCCTACTCAGTTTTCTTTGAGCCTTTTGCTGCTGCTTTCTTTTCAGCCTCTGCCGGGTCTACATCTCCTGTTGCGGACTGTGCCTGGACTGCCGCTTTCAGCTTATCGTTCTCCTTCTGAAGCTCGGCAATCTTCTTGTCTGCATTCTCCGCATACAGGGTAGCCTCTTCCAGCTTGGCTTTCAGCTTATCGTTCTCCTTTTTGAGTTTTTCGGCAGTCGCCTTGATGTTCTCCGGCTCGAACAGCACATTGTCATTCTCATCCCGGATAATGTAGCCCATCTTCTTGTACTCATCGAATTTCTCATCCGGGATTCTGAGAACTCTGTTCTTTTTCTCAACTTTATACATATGGTTTCTCCCTTCAAAAATTGGCTCCGTGCACATGCACAGAGCCAGTAATCAGTTTCTCTTATGCACTCACATGGAAATCAATAGCGTCCATCTTGTGAGGCAAGATAAATACATCCTCAAAAGATTCCTCGAAGTAGTCATACTTGCCCTGGGAACCTGCGGATGGCGGGTCGAGCTGAGCGAACTCGTAGGAAATCGGTGTGATTACCGCCATCGGATGCACCAGAACCATATTGATCTGCTTCGCTGTGGAATCCACTTTCCAACCCTCGGTAAAGTCGTACTTCGTCCGCATCATGTCACTCGGTACGCTCTCCGGAATCTTCACATCATCAATAGAGTTGATTGCTCTCTTGATTGCATCAGAACGGCTGCCAACATCAACGGTTCTGTAAATCTGCTTCGCATTGTTGATGAGCGTTCTGACATCCGGTGTTACATACAGGATTCTTCCGGCTCTCGGAACTCTCTTATTATCCATGTCCTTCATCATCTCATCAAAGACGGTCAGCACATTCTCCTCTGTCAGCGCTTCACTGTGGGCTGTCTTCGCTCCGTCAGTGGTCCAGTCTGCATACAGCTTGGAAATGCAGTAAGCATTCATCTCCGGGAACTTCTGCTCCTCGTTGTAAACCTTCGTGATATTTCCGATTGCCACAACGCCCTTAGTCTCGGCAATGTCTCTCGGATGTACCAGTGTCTGCCACTGTCTGTGATTCTCCAGGGTCAGCGGTTTCCACTCGTTGTTGTAGTTACGCTTTCTGGTTCCAATGGTGTCTCTGTCTCCATCGGTGCGGCCAGTTGTGGAGATTGTCGGCACCTCGATAACTCTGGAATTTACCCAACGGAATCTTCCATTGTTCGGTGTCGCAAATAAGTCTCCAAAATACAGGACATACGGAAACATCTGCTCCAGTGTCTGTAAATACTCGGTTGCATAATTTAATTTCGCCATTTTATTCTCCTCCTGTTAGTTTTTGTCTGGCTGTCTGATTAAGTTGAACCCGAACGGATTAAACGGTGTTTCTTTGCCTTTGACTCCTTCGCCTCCGGCTCCGCCAGTTCCTCCAACTCCTCTCGCAAAGAACGGCTTTCCTTCCTCTTCCTCATGGGAATCGTCTTCCGGATTGCTATCATCTTCGAAAACAAAAGCTCCCTTGTAGTCGTCATTTTCCATGAGAGACTTCATAAACTCATCGCCTCCCAGGAACTTTCCGTCTTCCAGGGTAAAGTTCTTCTTTTCAAACTCTGCTCTTACACCGTTTTCAGCAGGCTTGCTGGAGAACTTATAACCACCCATGAACATATCAAGTGCATGGGTGCGCTCCTGGGCCGCAAGCTGCGTAGTCAGCTTCTGTGTTTCCTGGGTGTACTTCGTCTCCCAGTCCTTTGCAGACTGCTTAATGCCGTCAATATCCATGTCCTTGTAGGACTGAATCGTTGTATTGGCATCTGACAACTGCTGCTTTACTCCGTCCAGCTCTGTAATCTTGGCATCCAGTTTTTCCTTCGACACATAGCCTCCGGCTTTCACATCTACTACCTGGATTTTCTTGTCAGCATCAATCGCCGCCTCCAGTTCCGCATAGGTCATAGCCTTAGGCTCTTCGCCGTCCTTCGGGGTTCCAAAAAGTTTCTTCAAAAATTCGTAAGCCATTTCACTTACCTTCCTTTCTTCGTTTCGCTGATTTCGTTTAGATTCCGGTTCACTCCGGCACTGCTATCGTGCATTTATATCTCCGCACGCAAGAGAAGGAGACAGTTTATATGCCATATCACAGGGCAAAAAACAACAGCCAGACGTTCCACCAACGGACCGGCTGACTGTTAATTGTTTTCGTGGTCTTAAAGGGTGTCTACGAACTTCTGAGAGTTCCCAGGACACGTTTTAAGTGCCTCAATGGTAAATTGTGAGGGTTAATAAGTTACGGCCCTATACGGGGTAAATACCATTTAACCCATGGATGGGAGATAGCAGGGTCACCTCCTTCCTACTCCGCTGTGTAGTCTTCGATAACTGGAATACCGTACTCAATAGCACATGTATTCTCGATTTTGCATCCTCTGGCCTCCTGCCAGCCTTTAGTAAAGTAGGCGATGTCCGCACCGGCCAAAAGCTCCAGGGATTTTCCTAAGAACCAAAGGGGCTTTGCATCCACCGGGGCTTCCTGGAAAAAGGAATCAATGACCTCTACTGGCTCTCCAATCTTTTCCTCTGCACTCTCAATGGCTTTCTTGCGTTCTGTCAAAATATCCTCATCGGATTTTCCTTTCATCGGCTGAGAAATAAACAGTTTCTTCATAGTCTTGTTACCTCCTTATTTTGCTTTCTTATTCGCCCATACAGCTTTTCCACTGACTGAGCGGTTAAATGATACCAAGTTACCGTTGCCGTCATATACGGCTGATACCTGCGTTCTGGCGGTATCTACGCTTCGTCCGGTTTGCTTGCAGAAATCTTTCATCTGCGATTCTTTCTCTTTCAACTTCACAGATTCTTTCTGAAACTCTTCTCGGAAGTACGCTCTGTCGGCTTCTGATTGAGCCGTCTGGATATACGAATCATAGGCGGCCAGAATTCTCTTATACTCTCTGACCGCCCTTTCATATTCACGCTGCTTCTGCATACACTCATACTCCGTAAGAAAGTTCCCTGCAAACGAATATTTCGGTCTGCTGTAATCCTCCAGATCATCTTTCGTGTATGCCGGTTTGGAAATTCCCGGCCAGTACGGATAGAAGCTATGTCTGCAATTCCAACCGCACAAACCGGCTCCCGTTCCATATCCGGTTGCCTCGTAGAAGTTCTCATACCCCGGAGCTGCGCCCTCAATCTTGAACACCTTACCCTGCCAGACTGAGTGTGATGGTCTGGCTCCTGCATGAGCTGTTGTCTCGTAATACTCAGCCCCAAGCTCCGAAGCATACAACTCTGTCAGCTTTCCGGCTGTCTGATTTACTCCGGTCAGCAGAGCAGTTCTGATTGCCGTATCCAGCTTCGAGATGTACCCACTGTCATACATGACCGATGTTCCTTTTGCTGCTGCATCTCGGATAGCCTGTCTGATCGCCTCCTGGTACGAAAAAGCACCGGACGTAACCTTCATATAGGCTGCGTTCAGCGCCTGCATATACTCCTGCTGTGTGGCTATCGCCGTTGTCAGCGTAAGGTTTCCTATCTCTCCCCTACACTTCTCTGCGGCGGCCTCCATGGTCCTCTGCATCGCTCCAGAAAGAACAATATCCGAGGTTTTCAGCTTTCCGGCCTGCAATAGCGGCTTTGCATCCTGCAACATCCCGGTCAAGCCTGCATCCTGGAATAAGCGTAATATCTCCGTATCGGATTTTCCAGTCAGAACCCCGACCTCCCGGATTACATCATTCATCAATGCTCCGGACTGTTTTGCCTGCTTCAACTGCCACTCGGCTGTCGGTGTAATTCTTCCGGTCTTCGCTATCCTTCGTGCCACATCTCGGATGATCTGCTCATTCAGCACATCGCACATTCCCAGATAGCCGGAAGAAAAGCTATTCAAATATTCTGGTGTCAGCACTGCTCACACCCCCTATTCTTCTGTAGGAAATCTGGCTACCGGCTCCGGCATCATGTTCTTTGCCTCTTCCTCCGAGCATCCGAAATACCACGCAAGAAACGCTTCTGTTTTCAGCTTTCCGGCAACCACCATGGACCATCTACGCTGATACTCAGCTTCTGTGTCTTCCAGAACTCCATCGCCCCAGTTGCAGTTCAGCTCCGTTTCTCCGTCTGGAACCATATCATAAAGCAACGCCAGAACTCTCATGGCGTATATGATTTTCTCAAATCCCTTATGCCATGCGTCCTGCATCGCCGTTACCGTATGGTATGACCTCTGCTTTGATACCCGGATTTCGTATGCCGTCTTCTCAATGTCCGTTGGTTCAGACAGTGTGCCGTAGGCAAGACCAACCAGGAACTCTATTTTCATTAGCAGCTTATTCAGTCCCTGGAACAACGCTTCGTGGCGAATCTGCGGTGCATACTCTTTCAGCAGCCCCTTGTTAGTTCCATCCGCATTGTCGAAGTCAAATGTCTTGAACATCCTTTCCTGTCCTGCCGGAAGAACCGGCTTTCCATGCTTATCTGTCTGGAACAACTCAGAATCGCCCAGGATAGCAGCTTCTGTGGCTTTATACTCCCACAATACACGCCCGTACTGAATGTCAGCTTGTTCTATTATCTCTGTAGCTCTGGAGAACACTGATACCCCCAATGGCGAATCCGTATCGATATTGTTTGCCTTTGGTACTTTGATGTACGCAAAAAGTGGCTTGTCGATGTTACCGATAATTACCGGCTCTTCCGACAGGCCCGCCCATTCATCCACCTCAGACAGTGGTACTTCTTTCCGGAATCTATCCCTCACAGCATAGGTCCCATCATCGTTGTACTGGTAAATCTCCTCAGATTTGAACGCCTTGTTGATGATCGTATAGGTCATTCCCGTAAGCTCATGGTATTCAAGCCGGGTATACAGGTAATCTCCTATCTTCTTTCCTTCCACGAACACCGCCGCCGTTATTTCTCCCTTGTTATTGAACGCACAGGGGAAGAAATCCACCGCTTTCACAAAATCCAGCTCGATTGCCGTTGGCTTTCCGTTTTCGTCTATGTTCGTCACGAACGGCTTCACTGCAATAGCCCCACCTGCGCAGTACATCTCAACAAATTTGTTCAAGTCCGTAAGCTGGTCTTTCAACTGTTCATTGATGAAAGCAGCCATCGGACTGCCAGTTACCTCCATGCTGAACTCCGTTAGTATCAGCCTGGCAAATTCCTCCGAGATCGCTGCCGGCAGATTCAGAGGAATCACATTGTCTTTTCCACCTCTCCAGGGCGGTTCATTCTTGTACATGTTGTGCCACAGCTCTATGGCATTCTGCATTACTCCGGATTCGCATATATCAACGCCCAGGGCTTTTTCCACACTGTTATTCGGCACCAATCTTCTCAACACCTTTCTCAATATATTTGCAATTCTCAATCAGTTCACCCCGTCTTCTTAATGAATTTCTTTATCCTCTTCTCGAAGCTGTACTCCATCGCATCCAGGGAGTCGATGTCGCTGGTTCCATCGTCCAGACGTTCCAGTTCCATGTTCTTCGGATTCCAGACTGCCATGCTGATAGCTTCGAGAACACTTTCACAATCTGGTGTAAAGAACACACGCCCGGTTGCTGAGAGCGTGGTCATTGTAAAGATACGGTCTGTAATCTTGCACTTGGCAGCATTCGTGACATTGATATTTCCCAGTTCCGCCTCAATCATAGCTTTCTGCAAACCTCGTTTCAGCACCAGTTCCGCAGAATCGCAGTACACATTCGTAATGAATCCGTACCGGTCCAATATCTTCTCAACGAATTTCATAAACATCCGGTTCAAATCATCGGGGTCTGTTCCGTCTGCATCGTGCCATTCAGAGGACAGCACATACAGTTTCTCATATCCCTGGGTAATTCCAGACGCAACAAAAGCGTGGCCGGAGCCGTTACCTCCGAAGTCCACGCCTATATTCAGCTCTATGAACTCTCCACGTTTCGCCATGTCAATCGTCTCTTCCAACGGCACGATGTACTCATCGTCCTCCGCCGCTATGGAAGTTGCCAGCTTAACGTATATCAGGCCTTCTGCAATACTTCTCTTACCTTCAATATCTCGGATGTACCAGATGCTGTCCTTGTCATACTGGCTGACAATCTCAGCTATTCTCTGCTTCGGGATGTTGATATTCTCGAAGATATTGAAATGCTCGTAATTGTAACCACCCAGAAGCTCTCCCTTGGCCGCTTTCTCAGCGTATTTGTCAATGTAATCAACGTATATCGCTGCCTTAGGATGGTCTGGGTTCAAGTCCCAGAAGATTTTTCTGTTCTTGGCTGCCAGTTGTCGGTTGAATGCCTCTTTGATGGTGTTGTCATGATGCAGGTTGATCTCAGTTGCAATCCACATACCGTATGAGTTGCCTCGGATTTTCTTGTAACTATCGGACGCTGCACCTCCGGCGAAGATTACAATCTTGTCTTTGTACCCCGTATCCGGGCCATTTATCAGCAGGCAGTCATTCCCTTTGTACTGAGTCCACCTGCACTGCCCACGAAATATATACTCAAGACCGAACCCATTAGCATCTCCAATGTTCAGCTTAGCATTCGCCATAGTCGAACCAGTCGCCAGGTGGATTCTATCCTTCGTCGTTTTTAATTCGTGAGCAAATGCGAAAACATTATCTACCGTCTTACCGGAACGAACAGCACCTTCCAGGATATTGTAGGTACTGTTCACACAATTTTTGATATACCGCTTGTGCTTGTCGCTGAAATTGAACCCTATACGCTTACGCCTGTTGACCTTGACATACGGGTTGGATAAGCCCTTATTCTTCGCCGCCATAAATGTCGGCTTCGATACCCTCCATGTCTTCTATCTCGTAAAGACCAATTTCCTGCTTATCTCTCCAGATGTCCGGCCTACGATTCTTTAACCAGAAACAGCACGCTCCTACGTCCGGTATGATGTCCTCTTCGGTCTCAACCGTCTCTATCTTCGCAGGCTTGGTATTACCGTCTTTGTCCATCTCAATAATTTTCCGGGTTACTTTTGTTTTCTTCTTACTTCCTTTTGCTCGCTTATACAGACTCAGTTCGACTTCTGCATCTGCATACTCTTTTCCGGCGGCCAGAGCCTCTGCAAACTCCGGGTAATCCTTTTTCCAACGGTTGATTGTTCTCGGAGATACCTCGAATGCGTCAGCTAAATCCTCATCCGTACCGCCTCTCATGCACAATACCTTGGCAATTTTTACAAATCTCTCATCATACTTCTGCTTTGCCGCCATTCAACCACCTACTTCCCTGCCAGGTAGTCAGCCGCCCAGTATTCAATCATCTGCCATTTATTCTTACTGGTAATCGTGCCGTCCTTCTCTGCTTTTTTCAGAGCTTTTTTGATTACTTCTGCCGATTCTACCGGAATGGCAGCACTGCCAAATACTTTCGCAAGGTACGTCCAATCCATGTCTGGGTCAAAACCGGCATCGTCCATTTTCTCATTTGCAGCATCAATCATGGAATGGACTGCCGCCCCTACGTTCCGGATGTCCGTAAACTGCTGGTACTTATCCAGTGTCTCCACGAACTTCTCACACTGCTCATAGGCAGCAACACCGATAATCTCAGCACAACTACCGTTCAGATTCTTCATCAGTGCATCCAAGTCTCTAATCTGGTTCGGAAGAAACGCAAACGCAATGGTCTTGAAATCAAACTGAACCGCCGGAGTGTTCAGCTTATCAAACTGCTCCAACGGTTCTTCCAGAATTTCTTTCCCAATATAGCTCTCCATCATATCATCGACGTTATCCATCAGCTTCACAATTTCTCTCAGCGTACTCTCATCATCAAATCCAGAGATTGCATTGTGAGCCAACTGCTTAGAAGCCGCCTTACTTCGGGTCAGCCCACTCTTATCCAGAATAACGATAATCTCTTTCAGACCGGCTTCTCTTGCGCTCTTTACTCTGTGGTGTCCGGAGATAATCTCCAGCTTCTCTCCCATCAGTGCAATCAGAGGTAAACTCTCCAACTGCCCTCTGTTTTTGATGTTCGCTGTGAGCTGGTCCTGCATCTCATTTTTCATTATCCTGGCATTGATGTCCTGCTCCTTAAGGTCGGCTAACTGCACCTTCGCAATATACAGCTCCGTACCCATGTCATAAATTATTTCATATTTTGCTTTCTGCTCTTCTGCCACTGTCTTTCCCTCCTTAACCATTCTTCCAATGTTTCCTGCTCTGTTCGGTCAGCCAGCTCCGCTTCGTATGTCAGCTTGAAACCGTTGTTCTTATCCTTCTGCCGGTTTACCAGCTTCATAATGCCCCGGACTTCTTTGTTCTCCGGATACTTCGTCAGCATGGCGGTCCGGACTTTCGTTACCTTCTCACGTTCCAGATCGTCCAGGAGCGTTTCCGTGAAGCAATGGTTCTGTGCCAGCATATACAGTAGTCTACCGAGCCGATACGTGGTGTGTGGGACCTTCATAACGTACCAGATGAAGAGTGATGTGGCTTGCATCTTTGAAATCCCAAATACGCCCGATACCATCCCGTCAATCAGAACAGCTCTATTGAACGTAGCCGATGAGCCAACAAAATTATGCGTCCATAGCTGTCTGTAATACTGTGCCTCTGCTGCCTTAATGGAGATGATCTGCACCTTGCTTTTCTCCGTTATCTCGTAATCTCTCGGCAACATACTACATGCAATCGGTGCCAACTTGCTCTCTGAAGGTCTTTTGATTTTCCTTCCCTCTGCCAATGCCGCCGCTTCTTCTCCTCTGTTCGAGGTAATGTAGCTGTTCAAATCTGCTCTTGTACCGGCTCTTGCAAATATCGGCTCTCCTACAGCCTCTCCGGTTCTTTTCTCCTGGTAGCAAACAACCAGAGCATTCGCATTCATGCACCGGTCAAACAACTCAACGTGTCCTGTTTCCGGGTCGAACAGTTTATACTCTGGTTCCTTCCAGGTCATTTTCCCCTGGGTGTCATAGAACTTCTCATAGCCGGAGAAGTAGGTCGGCGGATTGGCAATAACCAGCGTGTGGGGATCGTCAAGCACCTCGTCCAGATGGTCCCACATATCCAACGGTCGGTACGTCATACCGTACATTTCCTTCTTGATGTTCTCTAAACTCTGCCGGATATGCTCAATGTGTTCCTCTCTTCTGTCTCTCAAATCTTTCAGCAGATTAAAGAAATACTCGTTACCGGCTGTCTTCGATGTTCTCAGATACATCTGAGCATACAGAGCAACCGCCGGGTCCAACAGCTCCTCATCAGAAAAGCCTTGGGCGTGTATCTCCAGTTCATCAAGCGGCTTGCCTGTAATGGCGTACCCCATAACCGAACTCATCATAGACACATCGCTTGTCTCAATCTGTTCCGGCTTATACCCGTTCTGGATTGCCAAGTTGCTCATGGCGAATGTTCCGGCACATGGCTCTACGAACCTCGTATACCCGTTCTTCGCAGCATTCTTTATCAGATTTACCAAGTATCTCTGCTCCACCGTACCCAAGCATCCTAAGAACATCTCTCCTGGGTCTCTGAAAAATGCCATTGCTTATCAACTCTCCCTTCTCTCGTTGCATTAAAAAAGGCACCGTACCCTTTCGGATGCGATGCCGTTGTTTTTGGACCGGAGCCCTGCGATGAACAGGGCCTCAACTATGGAATAGTTGCGTGCTGCCTACACCAGCTCCGGATATTATATTAAAGCGCCCATACCAAACAGACTCATTTGCTGGTAGCCATCATCCGGCTTCGTCTGCACTTCGGGCTTCTTACTTGCTGTTGCCACTTTCTTTCCCTTCGGGGGATTTGGGTCTGGAAGTTCTTCTATAATCTCTCCGGTGTTCTCCACCCACCACTCAGCAAAAACAGTTCTGTGACACCAATCTTCCGGGATTCTCACATCCTCGTAGCACAGAAGGACTAAATCCTTTCCCTGCTCTGCTGCGTCACGTTCCATCTTCATAACCATACTGATGATTCTGTCTTTGCCTATGCCGTTCAGCTTCTCGTAATAGGCTTTCTTAAAATCTTCCAAGTTCATTCTCAGCATATACCCTTTCGGTGCCAGTGAATAACACTGGTTCTCTAGTCTGTACGCCAGTTTGAATTTCGGCGTCCCGATGCTGATTCCTACGCAATAATATTTGCCATCTGCAAGCTCTTTGTTGCTATATCTGCTCGTATAAATTCCCATTGTCTGTCTGCTCCTTTTTCCCTTGAAAACCGTTGTTTTCCATACTTTAATTATACCAGATTACCTACCTAAGTACAGGGAATACAAGCTGTTTACCGTTTTTTAAGAATCCCTTCCTCCGGCTTTGCGGTCCGAAGACCGCTCAGCCATCAGAGAAGGAAAAGTCGATTCACAGTGCTCCATTTTTATGGTGTGACATATGGGCTTTTGGCACTTACTACGTTACCACAGGTATTTTACCCTCGTCAATTCCATATTTTCTACTGTTTTTGAACCCAGTTTTCTCACACACCCAACAGGTACACAGCTATGATCTTGCAGGCGTTCCCGATGTCCTTATAGACAGTCTTCTCACTCACGCATTCCTCACTCGCAATCTGAGCAACCGTCTTTTCTTCCTCCGCTATGTAGTATTCGTACACCTCCCTGTAACACCGCATAGCTTCTGGCTTTTTCGATGTTTCGCACTCCTCCCGGTACGTCTCAATCGCACGCTCTATCCGGTTGATGTAATACATATTCTCCGCCCTGCGTTTTTCTTCTTTCTCTACTACGCTTTCTTGGCTATTGATATGTGCCGAACCCATCAAATCTCTTAGGAACGCCCATCGTTTTTCTACTTTCTCGCCTTCCGTAAATTCTTCGTTTTCCGGGATTTCCCTTTTCAGTCTACGGTAGTCTGATAACAATTTCTTGGTTCTTTTTACCTTATCAGCGTTACTCTGCTCACGTTTTTCGGTCTTTTTTCGCTCTTCTCTGCACATTTTGACCGCTTCTCTCGCAGATATTTCCGCTATCTGTGTCAGTTCTCTCCCTGTTACCTGGTAGATTCTGTTTCCCTCCAGACTCTCCGTTTCCACAGGTACGATTGCTAACAGTTCCTGCTCACTCTGCCTTTCCATATACCGCCATACCTCCTTGACTTTTCTTGCTCTGCTCCATATAATGAATCTATCTACGAACATTTGAGGAGCTGCCATGGGGATATGGCGGCTTTTCTTTTTAACTTAAAATCTGTAACCCAAGTGCCACATAACCTTCCTGTAATCCGATAAAGTCTCTGAGAACATATCTTACTACCGCTCCGATTTCTCTTCCGCTGTATTTGATGTTATCCCATTCTTTCAGAATCAGTACGTCTCCCGCCTGGAAGTTTCTGTCATTCTTCCGGATTTCAAACGGTTTATTGCCCTCTATCGTCTCCTGGAAGTATTTCGGGTATGTCTTCAACTCATGCGTCATGCTCTACCTCCGATACTTCTTGCATGAAGCGAAGTGTGAAATATATCCTGCTCCATCTCCACGCTCGCCTACCAGGATTCTTCCTGTCACTACTTCTCCGTCCGGCGTGACAATCTTCTCTTTCCCGGTGCTGTCCTTCTTGTAATTATGCAGTGCCATGTCTACCGGCATATTCTTTCCGGACTTCATCCGCACCCACAGGATTCTTCTGCCACACTGACGGCACGTTCCTTCGCTTGCCCTGTTGATCACAGCCGCACCTTCTTTCCCATTCCTGCCGTTCCGTATCTCAAAGCCTCATTCAAAACCGCAACCATCTCCGTAATGCTGACTGCTATTGCCTGGTTCCGGTTTCTGTCATTGATACTTACCATGCCGGTCTGCAAACTGGCCTTGATTCCGACATCCGTTACTTTCTGATACAGGATTCTCTTCTCTTTCTGAAATGCTCCGGTTCCTTTGAACTTCGTGTATGTGCCCTTCGTCTCAGCGTACACTCCATCCATCGGTCCTTCCTTCGGGTCTGTAACATGCCCTATGGTAAAATCACTCATATCCTTCCTCCTTTACTCCGGCAATGATGTTCCGGTTACCTGCTTTGCTCCTATGTTGCTTAATTTCTTCAACACTTCCGGGATATTCATTCTTTCAATCGTGTCTTTCGCAAGGTTTTCTTTCAAATTCTGTTCCAGTGATTTTATCAGAGATTCCTCTACCTCTCTCTTAGCATTCGCAATCAGCTTTTCAACCTTCTTTCCAAGTTCCTCTTCCAGATACTGACTCGTGAGCAGACCGGCGGCGGATAATTTCCTGTCACTGGAATAACTTGCAATGCGGCCGTCCCTGTCATATCTCTTTTCCGTAAGGAACAGCTCAAATCTCTCTCCCACGTATTCAGACAGAGGCTTGTACGTTACTTCATCGCTCCAGGTGCTTTTCTTTTCCGGGATAACAATCTTTCCAATCTTCTCCTCGCACACATTCGCAATGAACTGGTCTACGGTTGCCTGTATCGTTTCTTCCGCCTCCAGAATCTTCTCTGCAATTTTATTATCCACTGCCTTTACAGCTTCATTCGTTGCCTTTTCCAGAAGGGCGTTTTCCACGCCCTTCACAATCCGTTCTCTCAACTCATCATCGATGGAATATGCCTCTTCATCCATCCAGTCAAGTTCTACTTCGATATTAAATTTTGCCATTCGACTTTTCCTCCTGTTTCTGCTTTTCTGCTTCTGCCGTCATTCTCTGGAAAATACAAAAGCCCTTGCACCTGTCCGGCGGCACTCCGCATGATTTACACGATATGAACAATGACCCATCTTCTTTTCTCGGCCTTTTATCCATTTATTATCCCTTCATTTCTTCTTCAACCTCTGCTCCGCACCGGCAACAGATATTCTGAATCGGCTCGCCCAGTTCTCCTCTGAAAATCTGGATGTTATCCATGGAGATCACCGCCGTACACATCGGGTCATAATGCTCTGCCAGGAAATGCTTAATAGGTTCCGCCGCTACCTCGAACTCCTTCATCAGCTTTTCAGCTTTTTCCTTCTCTTCCTCTTCCGGATGCAGAAGTCTCTCATAATCCGTCCAGCGTTCATCGATGTATCTTCTCTCCAACAGTTTTCTCTTTCCATCTTCCTCGATAACAACCTGGGTTCCTTCCACCGCCAGGATTCTTACCGGCTCGTCCATGTACTTTTCTCTATCAAAAATCGGTACAGGAACCATGAAATCTAAGCGAAACGCACGTTCCATTTCCCATGGCATTACCTCACGCACCTTATCTGTTCTGATTGCCATTCTTCCTACCAAATCTCTTAAATTCATTTACTCTTCCTCCTTTGGTTCATCATATCCATACTCATCATCTTCGGTGTCGGTTTCGTCTTCCTCAAAGTCACTTATAATCTCTGTACCGTCCCCTGCACCGTCTAAATCGGTTTCATCAGTAAATTGTGTATCTTCCGGGTTATCGCCCGTAGAATCGTCATATACGCTCTCATCTGCATCCTCGTATTCTTCCACCGGGCCAGGAAGGGCATGTTCATCTACTACCTCTCCCGGAAGTTCCGGATGTTCGATGTATTCCGGACCAATATCCGGCTCGATTCCTGCCGGTCCCGGCTCCGTCACATCTCTGTAGTCTGCATCAAAAATACTTCTCTGCGTAGTATCGGCAACCGGTCTCATCTCGTACTCCCCGGTCTCCTCATTCAAGAACAGCTCCATCTCAGTGTCCAGGTTGCCTTTTTTCATATCTTCAACCTTCATCTGGCTTGTTACCTTGTGGCTGAACTTCGGCTTCGCAATCTCTCTGCTCTCTCCAGGAATGTTCGGATTGTAATTCGGTACATACTCTCTCGTGAGTGATACATCCAGTTTCAGTGTCAGCGTTCCTTCCTGGCATTCTTTTTCCTGCATATTACCGAGAAGTCTCTGTAAGACAAAATTCATATCTCTCTTCATGTCATTAAAGGTATCGCCATCAAAATTCAATTCCTTCACAAAATCACTCATTCTACTTACCCGCCTTTCCGAACTGGATATTATGTTCTTTCATGTACTCCTGCAAATCCTTCAACTGCTGGAGCGTGCCAATCGCATAGAATGTTGCCTTATATTTCTTTTCCTCCGGAAGAGCTTCTTTTTCAGCCGGCTTTTCTGCCGGTTCCTCACTCTGCACATCCGCCGTCTTATCCGGAACCGGTGCGTTGTAGCCAGATTCCGAAGCTCTTTCCTCCTGGGCCTGCTGTTCTGCCAGTGCCTTTTCTCTCTCCGCACGTTCCGCAGCATTTTTTTCTGCCTCCTGGCGTCTACGTTCCTCCGCTTCTTTGGCTCTGGCTTCTGCTTCGGCTCTCCGGCGTTCCTCTTCCTCGGCTTTTCTCTTACGGTCTGCCTCCATCTGCTCTTCAAACTTAATCAGACGAGCATTCTCAGCCATAGCCTGGGACATATCAAGCGTTCTCACGTATACGTCCTTCGCATTCAGCTTATACTTGCTATCCAGTGCGTCAATGGCCGCCAGGTCACTCTTTACTCTCTGAATCTTTTCCTGGATTTCGGTTGCTGCCTTACTTTCCTTGAAGCTCACATTCAGATACTGTGTCTCAAACACTCGCTCAAAAGGAAGTACCTCTGCCAATTCTCCGATTGTCTCAGCATATACATCCTGCAATCTGGCTTTCTTCTCCTCTTTTACGCCGTTCTCATATTCCTTTACCTGCCCGTCAATGATGCTGATCTGCTCCTTGATGAGTACCGTTACATCCTTCAAGTCATTCTCGAATACCTCATACGGCTCCATGCACTTTTTCTTAACGAGCTTTCTTCTGTCCTCGATCTCATTGAGCAATTTTCTAAGGGCGGCTCTGTCATTCTTCGCATCCGATACCATATCTTCCGTATACACCAAGCCCTGGTATGCTTCCACGATACTTCTGACATTCGCCTCCAGCTCCGCTTTGTTCCAGTCAATCTTCTGCAAGAATCCGTCTTCCGTTGGATTCACGAGTCTTATTTCCATTTTTTCATCCACTGTGAATTTCCTCCTATTCTTCCTTCGACAAATTTATAATCGTCACTTCTACTCTCGGATTCTCCGAGTAGAACTTCCGGCACTGGCAGTCAACAATTTGCGTATCATCGTAATATGCCAGATTGTTGAGGCTGTCAGCGATAATCTTTACTACGTTATCCATATCCGGCTTCTTAGTCGGACGTATCTCTCCAGCCAGCATCGCCGCTCTTTTTTTCTTCGATGCCGACTTAGGAATCCGGTAATACGCCTTAATCCTCATATCCAGCATCGCCTCTTTCGGAAAGCTCTCTGTCCCGTAGGCTGTCTGCCATTCCAGCTTTACCAGATTTTCATAGGACACCGTATCTTTCGGGGTCATGGCGTGACCGGTCTTCGTATTGAATCTCGGTCTGCCCTTCCCTTTCGGTTCCCCGTATACCGTAAACTTTACTTTTTCCATATCCGCCTCCTACTGACTTCCCAGGTTGCTTTCTTCAAGCATGGCCTGGATGCAGTACCAGCTACTCTTCTTTCCTTCTCTCGCAACCTTGATATGTCGGGTTGTATAACCGTTCATTACCAGGATTCCTGCAATAGTCCGCCTGTCCTCCGCACTGAAAATTCTCAGCGTGGCGTCCGGCTTAAACTGCTCATCCGCCGTCTGCATACCAAACAGCTTCGCCGGGTGGACTTCCAGGACCTCTGCAATCTTGATGAGAGAGGATGCCGGGATGTCTACTCTGCCTTTTTCATAATCCGCTACCGCCGACTGGCTCTTGCCGATTGCTTTTCCCAGTTCCTCCATCGTCATATCCTTTTCTGTCCTGCAACTCCGGATATTCGCTCCGATTTCTGCCATATCCATATGTCACTTCACCTCCATGTCACATCTTCCCCTGTAAGTTCCGCATGACCTGTTGGAACTTTGCCCTCGTTTCCTCAGACATTCCAGGTTCTGGATCTGTTTTTTCTTCCTCCTGTTTCTTAACTTCGAGCACAGGCTGCTCTTTCTTTTCCAACTCCAACGCATTGTCTCTCATGCTGGCAATCAGCAACCGGATAGATTCCGGCAGCTTTTTCTCCTCGCTGATTCTCTGCACTGTTGTCCTGTAATTCCGGATAAAATGAGACTGTTCTACTGTCTCAACCCTTTCAGAATCCATCAACGCCCACTCTTTCAGATTTGCCGCACTTCCTACAGCTCTCTGGCAAGCCTCCGGCAGTTTCTCAAATTCTTCCACTGAATGATACCCGGAATTTCTGACCGCCTTTCTTACCAAAGACCATGCCTCCAACTCGCTCATGCTGTTATCCACGCTCTCAACAATCTGCGTTGCCTTTTCTCTGATGTCTGCTATCGTTGGTGGAAATTTCTCTGTCAGCATGTACTTCTGGATTGCTACGTTGGCCTGCTGATACGGAATATCTTTCAGCAACTCAAACCATACATTGAAAGCATCCTGGTCCGGGATGAATGTCGGCTGTGCATATACAGCTTTCATTCCCTTAACAAGCGTTTTGAACTCCTCTCTTGTCATTACCAGTTATCTACCTCACTCACTCTGTTTTGAATCCGGTCCCCGGCTGATCTCTGCGGAATCTGCATCATTTTATCCCAGATAATGCCTTTCCAGTTATTTGACATACACTCCTCAATCAAATCGCACACCCGACCTTCTCCAAATTCTGCCACTTTCTTCTCTACCTGCCGGAGAAGGGATTTCATGCCCTGCTCTTTATAACCTTCCTTGCGTTCAATCTTGTATGTACACCATTCACGCATCTTTTCTCTGATTTCGCCGCCAAGTGCATAATCCGGAGCCAGACGCTCATAGAGCTGCATCGTGTCTTCCTTCTTTACAGTTGCCTTTTTCGGCTTCGGTGGCTTTTCTACTGGCGGTTTCTCCTGCTCCGGTTCCTGCATCTCTGGAATCAATGCCTCCGGCGTCTGGGAGCCGCTCAGTTTCTTCTCATCCTGGATGCGGCGATAATACTTCCTCTGCCGGTCCGCCTCTGTGGAACTCTGCCCGATGAAATTCTGAATATCCATCATGTAGATTGCACCGTTATCCAGCACCTCTACCAACTTCAACTGCTCAAAAATCTTCATCGCACGTTCTACTGTCCCTACCTGGTGCCTCGTAATCGTCGAAATCATCTCTAGGCTATACGGGATATAGTCCTTGTACATCAACCGCCCTTCATTTTTCAGACTCCGCAGGTACATCTTCATCAGTATGTCACTGTACAAATACCCATCTTTCATCCCCTGGAGAAGCAGCATTTCATCAGAATCGAAGAAATCCTCCTTCAATTTCAAGTAGTAGTATTTTTTGTTATCTGCCATCTACTCACCGCCTAAATTCCGGCTACCAGGTTCGTAATTGAAATCGGTCTCTTCAAAACCTTTGTATGCCTACAACAATCGCACATCTCGCATCTGTCCGGTTCAGCCTCTCCGTTCTTCACTCTGAGGATTCTCGGCATATTCATTTCTACCATGTGTTTTGCCTCATCAAGATAATTCTGTGTTACATGAATCACTTCGATGTTTGGCTCCTCTTCTTTTGTCCCTGCTGCAATGTAGAATGGTGGTCTCTCTCCGGTGTTCTGGTACACAATTTCCTGGTATATCGCACCCTGGATATCGTAACCCCAGTACCGCACGAAATCTAAATAGCCGATGTCTTTTACCCACTCCAACTTAGTGATTGATGCCATAACCTTAAGGTCCGTAATCGCAATTCCTCTCACGAAGCTGTCAATTTTGATTTTCCATTCTGCCCCGAACAGCTCTCCAGTCATAATGACCTGTTTTTCTCCGCTCATATACTGCATAAACAGTGGGTCTCTCTCCATTCTGGCGATGATTCTCTCTGCCTGCTTATAATTCGCTTTCAGCTCGCCTTTCTGAGTGAAGATTTCCGGATTCGCTTTCTTGAACTCTTCGAGCGTTCCTTCAAAGTAGGAATCCACATAGGACCCCACCAGAAGCGGCGTGGTCTTTTTCTGTGCCCACCGTTCTTCCAGCTTCTCAATGGCCGAAAATTCACACGCCATCTTTCCGTATGTTCCTGCGAAATCCTTATACTGGGACACACTCATATACTTCTCGTTCGCTTCTTTGCTATAATAATTCTCTGCCGTCAAAACCATATGCCACTACCTCCTACGCCTCTTCCAAAACCATTCCGTCAATAACCGGCTCTGCCTGCTTCTGGGCTTTCATCGCTGCAAAAGCGTCTACCGGCTTATCATTCTCCGGCAACAACGCCTGTCCTGTTGTTGCTCCCGGAAGGGACTGCTGATTGAATACCGCATCCCCACCATCTTCGTAGGCTTTCTGCTGCTCTATATTGTCAAAGTCCAAATCAATCAACTTGCACAATCTTCTCAATACCGTTTTCTTGTACATCTCACCAGTGCTGCTTTTCCATGCCTGGCTGTCTTTTGCTTTAGAGTATGTGTTTCTGACATTTTCGATGTCTTCCGAACTCATCGTGTCATACATCATCGAACCATCTTCAAAAACCACAATAGCGAATGCTCCAATCATCTGTTCATTGGAAAACGGCTTCGGTCTGTACTTCACATTCTGTTTGCCTCCATCTACCTCTTCCATGAAGAAATCGCCCTGTCGTACTACTTTCGCAAAAATGTCTTTAATCTTATTTTTGCTGTACCGCTTGCACAATTTGATCTCGCCTTTGTAATCAGTTTGAAAAGTGAGGTTTCCGCCATACGGGATTGCGTAACACTCTCCATTAAAAAAATCCAGTCCCAGATATGCCGCTTTTGCCAGGCAAACCGGGATAGTTTCCGGGTTGATCTTCTCCAACTGTGCTTTCTTCTTATCGTCTTTCATCATATCCTGGATTACCGTAATGCAATTCAGAATGAATCTCTGCTGATTAAAGCCGGCCGGTAACGCTTCTTTGTTTTCGGTCAGCTTCTTCGTCAGTCCGGTTTTTATCGTGCCGTACCACTGTTCTACGGTCATCTGTCCCATATCCTACCTCCTATGCTTCTTCCAGGCTCTCGCCCAGTAATTCAAATATTTCATCAATCGTCATGCCTTTTAGGCACTCCTCGCACACATAACTCCCGCAGCTCTCATAGAATCTGTCGCCCGGATAAATTCCTTCCAGACACTCCGAACAGATATGAACCTCTTTCGGTTCCGGAGCATTCGGGCATCTCGGATGGCAAGGATCCTGTCCGCATATCTCACACATTATCCTCTTCCTCATCCGGCATCTCCAGAACACCGGTCACACTCTGTATCATTTCTGGAATCCACAGTCTTGCAAGTATCGCCGCCGGAAGAATCAAATACTCTCCTCCAAAAGCTACCCTGCCTCTCTGCTCACAAGCCATCACAATACAAAAGCACTGGAAAATTCCCGTGATGCTTATGTATTCTATCCAGCCCAGAACTTCTGCCATATCCACTGCGTAGATTCTGCTCAGTTTCTTCCACAGAACCCTGTGCATCCTACGTCTCATAACTCTGCTTCTCATGCTGTCTGCCTCCGTTCAGTGAAAATTCCGATGTTGATCCCCTTGCTGGACTCAAATCTTTCTATCAGTTCCTCTTTGCTTTCGATTCCGTAATCTCTTTTCAGAATTTCAAGCATTTTTTGCACATCCATACTCACACCTTCTTCAAAAACTTCTCGCCTACGATTTTCAGTTCGCTGATGGACTCCGCAACTTCATCTAAAAAAGCCAGGATCTTTTTCAGCTCCGGCTTCTCCGTTTCATCGATGATTCCATCTTCCGTAATGTCTACAAGTTCTTTTTTGATGCGGTTCAGCTCATCACAATCCAGCCTCTTCATCAGCCGAAGGGCTATCCCTTCCAGGCCTTTCGCCTCTGTTGCAACCGGGAGATAACTGCATATCGGGCATTCATGCTTGCAATACCCGGTTTTCAGCTCCGGTGCATTATAGAGGTCCGCCATGAGAACCACCTTGTCTACCGGAACTACCTTCGTATTTCCAAGCTCATAGTCTGCGAGTGTCGAAACAGATATACCAAGCAGCTCCGCCGCACCTTCTCTGGAGTATAGCCTTTCGTTGTACATTGCCGCCTTTTTTCTGGCAACAAAATATACATTTTCATTGCTTTTCGTAGGGCCTCTTCCCATTTCTTCACACCATCTTTCCTGTTACAATTTAACTGTCCTTAGAGGAATCCTGTTTCCCTTGATATTCCTGGATTCCGAGTGCACCGCTTATCACTTTCATAACCGGCGGCGAATAGCATCTGCCACAGATAATTGCATTCAGATATTGTGTAGAGTAGCCAGTCTTCTCAGCCAGCTCCCCTGTGTTCATATCCAGGTCAATCATGGCTTTTCTTGCATCCATACACCAATCTCTGGTTGCTTCTTTCATGGACGCTGATGCCTTTTCGATATTGAGAAGGTCACTGATTGCACTTGCAATCGAATCCGAGTAAATCCGGCCATTCACAACTCCGGATACCCTGGTTCTTGACTTGCCGATTCTCTCAGCCAAATCGTTGATAGACCAGCCACGTTCAATCAGCCCCTTCTTAACTTCCTTGCCCCAGTCAGTGATATTGCCCTGCATTATGCTTTTCCTCCTTTCTGATGGATTTTTGCATATGTAGTTTACTTTCTCGAAGTAAAATGATACAATTTAACGGTACAAACGTACACTACATACGCAATCACAAACTACTTATGCGATTTAGCACTTCCCATTTGCGAATCATTTGTAGCTTGTGATTGTATTGTAGCTCGAAAACTCGAATTTGTAAAGAGTTTTTCTTCGATTTCTCGAATTATTTTACGGAGGTGCTACATGGAAGCAATCGACAGAATCGAAACAGTTCTCGAACAGAGGGAGCAAACGCCTTATGCACTGTGCAAATTTCTTGGCATTAACCAGTCTTCCTACTCTACCTGGAAGGCTAGGAACACTCTGCCGCCAGCTAAATACATTGCAGACATCGCCCGGTTTCTGCATGTCTCTACCGACTACATTCTGACCGGAAAAGAATCTGCTTACACTGACGCACAGGCTGAGACCTACACCGATGATGAAAAAGAGCTGCTGAGTATTTACAAGGCTCTGCCAACAGAAAAGCGTTATGAATTTAAAGGGGAAATGAAAGGCTACCTCAAAGCTCTTGAGGAAAGCAAGAAATACCTTGACGGTGAAAAAAGATTATCCGTTTAGATTGGTATCGTCGTTTCAGATGATACCGGACAGGAGGGCTTATGGATTCAAAGAAATACTTTTTCCTGGCCCGGACCGAAGAACAACTGAATTGCGATGCTGCGGCTCTACTGCTCTATCTCTCTTCCTTCTGTTCTTCTCTGGAAGAAGGGCCTGCATTGCTGTCTGTCGGAACCATCAACAAAATAGCGCACCTACGGAAGAAGCTCTCGCTTTCTGTTCGTGAGTTTCTGCCGTTGATCCATACCTATTCTGACACTCTGACAGACATTGACTGCCGCCGGGCGTTGGTTTTCGCTCTTGACGGCAACATCCATGGCATAACCTCTCTCTGCGAAGGGAGGGTTCCTACATGGAGCAATTAACATCCAATAACAAATTTACTTTTCATGGGGAAGACACCGGGTTGTCGGTAGTAGATTTCTGGTCCTGGGCTTACAGTGATCTGCTCAACAATACAGACCGGGGCGTACTTGCAGAATACATAGTATACAGTGCGTTATTACCCCCCCCCCGATTCGAAAATGCGAACTGATTGGCTCCCCTTTGATTTGACCAGTCCTGCCGGACAGCGAATCGAGGTTAAATCTGCTTCTTATCTCCAATCCTGGGATGAAGCATACCACGAGCATATACAGTTCAGCATAGCCCCTCACAGAGCCTGGGACCCGAAAGCCGGATATTCTCCGGACGTCAAGCGTCATTCTGACCTCTACGTTTTTTGCCTTTACAAAGCACTGACAAAAGACGTCTCGCCGCTTGCCCTGGAATACTGGGAGTTCTACGTGCTACCCACCTACGTGCTCAACGAGCAAAAGCCCAACCAGAAAAATATTTCTCTTAATTCGCTGAAAGCTCTAAAACCTTACATAACGGATTTTGCCGGATTAAGGGATGTAATATTGAATTGCCCGACTAAAAGGGCGTAGAAATGAACATGCGCCGTTCTGTAATGGGACGGCGTATTTTTGGAGGAAAAATATGATTTCAAACAGTGCTGCCACTCACGCAAAAGTGGCTATCTACATACGAGTCTCTACACTGCATCAGATCGACAGGGACTCTCTGCCTATGCAGCGTCAAGATTTGATTGCCTACGCCAAGCTGATACTGAACACTGACGATGTGACAATCTTCGAGGATGCCGGGTACTCTGGCAAAAATACCATCCGGCCAGAATTTCAGAAAATGATGTCTCAGCTTCGGACCGGCACGTACACGCATCTGCTGGTCTGGAAGATTGACCGCATCTCCAGAAACCTTCTGGACTTTGCAGAGATGTACCAGGAGCTTAAAAACCTGGGCGTTACCTTTGTCTCGAAAAACGAGCAATTCGACACCAGTACGGCTATGGGAGAAGCGATGCTCAAAATTATCCTTGTCTTTGCGGAGCTGGAGCGTAACATGACTTCGGAACGTGTCACTGCCACTATGATTTCCAGAGCCAGCAACGGGCAATGGAACGGCGGACGTATTCCTTACGGCTACGATTATGACCCGAAAGAACAGGATTTCAGCTTCAACTCCGATGAGTACAACATCGCCCATCTGATTCATGACAAATACGAAGAACTCCGCTCCCTGGTTTATCTGGCCCGGTATCTGAACGAACATGGCTACCGGACTCGTGCCGGTAATGACTGGTCCCCGGTCTCTCTGGATATTATTCTTCGCAGCGTATTCTACTGCGGCGATTACCAGTACAACCGCCTTAAGGAAGGGGACCGGCAGCGTCCTAAGGATAAATCCGAATGGATTACCGTGAGAGACCACCACCCGGCCATCGTAAGCCGAGAACAGAAAGAACGCATCCTTGCACTCCTGGAATCCAACCGCAGGCTCAAATTATTTCGTAAGAGTGGCAAGAGCAAATACACGCACATTTTCTCCGGCCTGCTCATCTGTGGAAATTGCGGTCAACCTATGACCAGTTCCATTTCCACCATAAAGAAGACTACCGGCAGACGCTATTCTCTCTACTTCTGCCCTACACACCGAAAAAGTAAGCTGTGGTGTACCGGAAAATCTACCTCAGACCCAATCGTTGGCGAGTTCGTCTTCAACTACATTCTCAATATGCTCAACGCTCAAAAGGCGTTCTCTCCGGAAACGAGCATACAGGAACTGGAACAGCAGCTACTCTCCGGCGATACTTTCTCACCGGTGGCCGCCATTGCCCCGGACGGATTGCATGATCTGTTTCATACACTCCGCACCGGAACCATCAAGGGAGAGGTCTTCGGAAAAGACGTCAAAATCAAAACAGGCTCCGAGCCGCCATTGCAGCTATCAAAACTCAAAAAAGAAAAAGTCCGTCTGGAAAGAGCTATTGACCGTCTGAACAAGCTGTTCCTCTATTCCGAAAAAGCCATGTCGGAATCTGAATACCTCACTCAGAAGATTCAGCTTTCGGACTCCCTGGAAGAAGTCGAAGACAAGCTGGCGTTCCTGGCATCGGAAGGCAGCCTGCAACAATCTATCACTGATGATGAATTTATCGCCAAGGCAAGCAACTTCATACTCTCCCAGAAACTCACTGACCGAAACTACGTCAGCTTTCAGTCTCTGAGTGCTACCGTTTCTCCAGAGGTCCTTGATTCTTTTCTCAGCAGCATCATAGACAACATCGTTTTCAAGGACGGAGCTATTCACTCTATCACATTCCGCAATGGATTATCTCACACGCTCATTTACAAAGAAAAGCCAGAGGTTTAA